GCAAGCTTCGTGAGATGGGTCTTGACCCGATGCTGTTCAACCAGTTGGTCGAGGCTGGTATTGAGGCTGGTGGAGAAACTGCTCAGGCTCTAGTAGATGGCGGTAGCGAAACTATCAATGAGCTAAACAGCATCTTCAAAGAGATTGATGCTGTCGGTGCATCCCTAGGTGAGGAAGTTGCTTCTTCGCTCTATGGCACTGGCATTGACATGGCTAACGGGCTACTTGAGGGTATTCGGTCAAAGCAAGCTGAGCTGGAGAATCAAGCTCGTGTCATGGCTCAAGCCTTCAACGCCGCCTTCCAAGCATCTCTGAGCGTTCAGGTAGACATTGCTGCTAAGGCTGCTGCCGATGCTGCTAGAGCAACTGCTGCAAGCGAGATTGCCGCAATTCCAGTCCCAGAAGCCCTCAAAGAGCCACCAAAGATTGACGAGGCTGCCCTTGCCAGAATCCGTGAGCTTATTGCTCAAGCAAGTGCTTACATAGCCAATGTTGGAGATGCTACTAAGCGAGCAGGGGCCTTAGTCAAGCGTGACATCTATCAGAGCCTTGAGCAAGACATTTTGGCAGGTAGAGCTATTGATTTATCTGGCATTCGGTCAGGTATGACTACTGCCGAACTTACCTCCGCTGCTGCTGTTGCAAGAGGGCAGACGGTCAATAATTTCACTATCAATGTGACAGCAGATACCAGAACTGGTGGAGCTAGAGCAGGTGAGGCAACAGTCGAAGCTCTGACTAAGTTCGGGGCTATAAACGGCAACTTCAATGTTCAGGTGGCTGTCTAATGGCAATGCCAATCGAGAAGGTTGAAGTAGGTTTTGACACTAGCTTCTCTGGAGCAGGAAACTTCTTTGTTCTTGACGATGCTACAAAGGGTCAGCTAGATAATACTTCCTACCCATTGGGCGGATTGACCTTTATTGATGTCACTGACAGAGTAAGAAATTTCAGCATCTCTAGGGGTCGCTCCAACCTCTTCTCAGCCTTCCCAGCGGGTCAGCTAAATGTCGAGTTCAATAACCACGACAGGGCTTTCGATCCGCTATACGCTCAGTCGCCATTCGCCGGCAACATCGTGCCTAGGCGTGAAATCCGTGTATCAACAGACGATGTAGTTCAATATGTCGGTTGGATAGATGACTGGGGATTCAGCTATTTGCCCAACGGAGATTCGGTTGCAGAAGCTATCGCCTATGACGCTACAAGCATTATCTCTGGTCAGACCTTGGCTGCTGGAACACCCACTGCCCAGCTCACAGGTGCTCGTGTTTCTAACATTCTTGACCAAATCAACTGGTCGCCAGAGGAAAGAAACATAGAAGCAGGTGTAGCAACCCTAGGCACGGCAGTAATTGATGCCAATACAAATGCTATGAATTACCTACAGACCATTGCTCTATCTGAGCCAGGCTTGGTATTCGTAGACAAGATTGGTCGTCTAACTTTCCTAGATCGCACGCAAAGCCCTACCTCTACAGGCTTAGTGCAGTTCGGTGGAACAGGCATTCCGTTCCAGTCGGTAGATGTCAGCTATGGATCTGACAACCTCTACAACGAAGTAGTCCTAGACCGAGTAGGCGGAGGAACGGCTACAGCTACCGATACTCAGAGTGTCACAGATTACGGTCTTAGAACCCTAAGTCAGTCTGGTCTATTGCTAAACACTGACCTAGCCCTAGCAGAACTCGCCTTAGTGCTTGCCCAGCAATACTCACAGCCTGAATACAGATTTAGCTCACTAGAGGTTGCTATTCACAAGCTTGACCCCGCTGAGCAGGAAGATGTGCTGGGCTTGGAGCTCGGTTCGATAGCAAAAATAGTTTTCACCCCTAACGGCATAGGAGACGCAATCCAGCGTTTCGTGCAGGTAATCTCAATAAATCACACGGTAAACCCACAAAACCACTTTATAGAGTTTGGCTTCCAGTCACTTGACGCTGCCTATCTAGTCCTAGATGATGCAGAGTTTGGTAAGCTAGACCTATACAGTTTGAGCTGGTAAGGAAATCATGGCAGGTCTCGGCTATAAAGTATTCACAGCGGGCGAAGTTCTAACCGCCGCTAATGTCAACGGCTATTTGATGGAGCAGTCTGTCATGGTCTTTGCTGGCACTGCTGCCAGAGGATCAGCCCTAGGAACTGCTGTAGCAGAGGGCATGGTTTCATACCTGACCGACAACAACATCATTGAGGTTTATTACTCAAATAGCTGGCATTCAATCAGCAAGTCAAGGGTTAACTCAGTTACTGCTGCCTATACGGCAACAGCTAATGACGCAAACGATGTCATCTATGTCTCTGGCACCGCTGCCGTGACTGTCACAGTCCCAGACCTTTTTGACATTGGTGATCGCATTGACATCTGGCGTAACGCTGGCGGAACTGTAACCATTGCCGCAGGAACAGGCGTGACCGACTGGGCTGGTGCAGGAACAGCAGGAACAGCCGTCACCTTCAAGATTGACCAGACCTACAATGCCGCAACTGTTCAAAAGGTTGCAGCTAACACCTACCGAGTAGTTGGAAAGATAACTGCATAATGCCTATTCCTTTAGGAGTTCTTGCTGTTGCGGGAGCAGGAGGCGTTACACCTGTCCCACCAGGCAATGCTTATGAGTGGCTTGAGACTTCTATAGTTGGGTCAGGCGGAGCGGCAAATGTCTCTTTTTCCAATTTAGGCACAAACTATTCAGGAACATATGAGCATTTGCAATTACGCATGGCACTTCGCTCGACACGAAATGCTGCCGCTGATTCAGCAGACATAAATTTCAATTCAAATACTTCAGATTACAGATGGCACGCTCTTAGGGGTGCTGGTTCAACTCCAGAATCTTTCGATGGCGGAGCTGGGGGTTCTTATATGCAAGCAGGACTAATCCCTGGAAACACAAATGTTGCTAATAATTTTGGTGTTTTAGTGGTTGATATCTTGGACCCATTCAATGCGAATAAAAATACAACTATTCGCACAGCTTGGGGAATGTATGGAAGCAATGAGAATTTTATTGGTCTTTATAGCGGTGCATGGTTCAACACAAGCTCAGTAACCTCAATAACTATAGATTGCACTAATGCTAATTTTGCTCAATATAGCCGCTTTTCTTTATACGGATTGAGGTCAAGCTAATGGCTACATCCACTTATATAGCTTTAGCTAATTTAACCCTGACTGGAACTGATGCAGAGGTCACTTTTGCCTCGATTCCAAATACATATCGAGATGTTGTTGTAGTCGTCAATGCGGATGGAACTCAACAAACAGAATTATTTCTTAGGCTCAATGGAGATAGTAGTGGTGTTTACAGCACAGTTCGTATGCAAGGAAGCGGAACGGTTGCAAGCGGTGGCTCTACAGCTAATCAAACTGGTGCAAGGTTGAATGGCAACGGCGACATTATGACCGATTTCACTTTCAATGCAATTATTCAACTGCTTGATTATTCAGCCACCGACAAACATAAGTCTGGTCTATCAAGAACAAACTCAAGTGGTGGAGTGGATGCATGCATCTTCAGATATGCAAGCACAAATGCTGTAAATTCGGTAACTGTTTATCCCGCTGCGGGCAGCTTTGATGTTGGTTCAACCTTTACCCTTTACGGAATAGTGAGCTAGACATGAGTGCTTGGACAGTTATTGCACATACCGAACTAACTTCTGGTAGTGCTGCCAACATAACATTTATGTCGGTTGGGGATATTCCATCGAGTTATACAGACCTTGTTTTGTATGTTTCTTCTAGAAATGTCAATACCAGCACTTCGGGAATCAGAATTAGATTCAACGACGATACCGACACCTATACAGCCAAAACACTTTATGGCAGCGGTTCAACTGCGACATCTGAATCATTGACTAATTCAGCTTCTTTTTATGGAGTTCAGGGAAGTTATACCGCCAGCACATTTGGTAACGCTATGGTTTATATTCCGAATTATCGCTCATCTAATGCAAAATCTTTTTTTGCTGATGCTGTTGCGGAAAACAACGCAACATCGACCGACTTATCCTTATTCGCTAATTCATGGGATGGCACAAGCCCAATTACTAAAATCGTAATTACAGTCAGCTCTGGAGATTTGGCACAATATACATCCGCAACCCTTTACGGCATAACTAAGGGTTCAAGCGGTGGAGTTACAGTTAGCTAAAGAACAGGTAGAATAAAAACATGACAGACAGACCAACACGCCTAGTTGTAGATTGCAGCCTTCCCGAAGGCCACCCTGACAAGGTGCAGATTATTCCCCTAACCGATGCTGAGATAGCAGAGCGTGAGGCACAAGCCGCACAAGCCGCTATCGAACAGGCTGAGAGAGAAGCTGCCGAGGCTCAGAAACAGGCAAACAAAGAAAGTGCAAAGGCAAAGCTCGAAGCACTAGGTCTATCAGAGGCCGAGATACTCGCACTTCTAGGCTAGTCATGGCTGAGGAAACAAACGGCGTTCGCATAACGCAGCGTGACATCTACGAAAAGCTCATCGAGGTTCAATCGGTTCAGATTGAGCTTGTGGCCGATATCAAAAACCTCAAAGACTTACCTGCCCGCATGAATCGAGTAGAGCAGAAACTCGCTCGCATGGAGTGGATTGAGAAGCTGGTCTTTACGGCACTCGGTTCGGGCATTACAGGATTCATTGCAGCAATCTGGGCTTTGATCCGATGAGACACCCCTTCTCAAAGAAACTCATAACCTCACGCTTCGGTTCGACTACTAACCGCCTGATCGCACACCGAGGCCTTGACTACGCTCCAAAGGAAGGCTCACGCATTCCGGCGGTGGCTGACGGCACAGTCCAGTCGGTCAAGTGGTCGAGGATTCTGGGTTGGGTATTGGTCCAATCGGCTTGGGATGAGATCGGCAACCGAACAGTTTTCATCGGCTACTGCCACCTTCAGGAAGAACCAAAGTTGAAGGCAGGGACAAAGATAAAGAAATCTCAGACTGTCGGACTGACCGGCAACACAGGCTCAGCATCCAAAGGCAGCCACCTTCATCTCACAATAGGTCCAAGGCCAACCTCAGTTTTCTTCGGGGTCGTATTTGATCCTGAGACCTTTATCGATGAGCGACTAAGTGCCTAGCTGGAAACACCGCAGAAGACTTATCTATTTATCCTTTGCCCTGTCTGCATTCATGATCCTGTTTGGGGCGATTACCTATGAGGCAGATTCCTCAGTTAGCCGAGAACTAATCATTGGCGGAGTGGCTTTGATTTCTATCATCCTCACCGCTTATACTGCTTTTGCTACTTACGAAGATGTAAAAACTAGAAAGGCACATGATGAAGATATTTAGTTTAGAGTTTTGGAGCTACGCAGGGGAAAGAGCAATCAAGACAGTTGCTCAGTCTGCAATCGCTGTTCTAGGCACAGGCTCAATTGGGCTGTTTGCTATCGACTGGGTTTCGCTTGCATCGGTATCACTCGGCGCAGGGCTTCTTTCAATCCTGACCTCTGTGGCCTTCAAAAAGGACTAACGCTCAGAGGGCAAAGTCGCTGCCCAAATCCCATACTTCTGACCCGACTCAACCGCATACCTAAAGCACTCAGCCTTGACAGGGCAGGTATCGCATAGTTTCTTGGCGATGACTATAGACAGCCTTCGGCGTGTTTCGTCTCGGATTTCTTCGGGATAGAAAAGCTCAGGGAAGTCCTCACAGGGAACACCGCCAGCGGCATGAATAGCCTTTAGCAAGCGGTAATGCTTCTGGTCGAAATGTCCCATCCCGATAGCCTAATTTGAAAATGTCAGAGGCAGGGTAGAAACTATGACCATGTTCAAAACACACGCACCTGAGAAGTTCAACAACGCAACCCTACTCGGAGTCTTTGAGGCTGGTTCTGACGAGTGGCACAACGCTCGCAAGGACTCAATCGGAGGCTCGGAGATTTCGACAATCATGGGGCTAAACCCTTTTGAGTCTGCTTACGCACTATGGGCAAAGAAGACAGGCAAGATACCCTCACAGATTGAGGAGAACTGGGCAATCAGATTCGGCAAAGCGTTTGAGTTGCCAATCCTTCAGCTCTGGTCAGAGGAGCATCCTGAATACGAAGTCTTCCTGACTGGCACTTACCAAGATGCCCTAATCCCATTCCGTCACGCCAACCCCGATGCGCTAGCTCGTCACCGGGAAACAGGCGAGTGGATCGTGATTGAGGTCAAGACAGGCCGACAGACTTGGGAGGAATTGCCTGCTGGTTACTACGCTCAAGTGCAGCACTACCTAGACATTCTCGGACTCAAGAAAGCCGCTTTGGTTGCAGTCGCAGGAATGACTTGGCATGACTACTGGATTGAGCGTGATGACTTTGAGATTGAAATCGCTCGACAGAAGGCGATTGACTTTCAGGCTTGTATGTTCGCAGACCAACGACCTGAGTGGGATGGCTCGGAGTCAACTTATGAGGCTGTTCGTTATCAGCACCCACTGATTGACGAGACCGAGGTCGAGATTGACTCGCTGCACTACCTGTCAAACGCACAGGCAAAGTATGACGAGGCTGCCGAAGAGTTGCGCCTAATCAAGTCACAGGTTCTTGATGCAATGGGTCGAGCTAAACACGCCTACATAGAAGTTGATGGACAGAAAGTTCGCATAGCATCGAGGCAGGCAAAGGGAGAAGGTCTCCCCTATTTGGTAGTCAAGAAGGGAAAGAAATAATGGCTAGGTTTGATCTGTCACAATACGCAACTGTTGAGGAAAGACTAAAAACTTTCTGGGCTGATGAGAAGAACTCTGATGCTCGAATCATTACCCTGAATCACAGTAAAGACTCTGCCCTGTGGATTATCGAAACAAGAATTTACCTCACCGCAGGCGATCAGGCTACCGACCTGCCAAAGACAACAGGTTGGGCGAGTGAGGCGAACTCCGATGCGTTCGCACTTGAACGCTGTGAGACATCTTCAATTGGTCGTGCGCTCGCTAACTACATCTACTCAGGTTCAAAGCGACCAAGCAGGGAAGAAATGGAAAAGGTCGCAAGGATGGATTGGCTTGAAAGAGCTGGTAGTCTTGGCACAATCGAAGAACTGCGAGACCTTTATGCACAAGCTAAAGCCAACAACGCTTCTCAGGAAATCCTAGAAGGGTTGAAA